CTCTCGCACCTCGACTTTCTTGCGCTATCCTTCATATTTGACCCGAAAAGGCCAAAACATGCCACAAACCCGCCGTGGACCTTATCGGAAGAAGCCTGCCCTAGACCCGCAACAGGCGGCAACCTTGCCTCTTGTGGACTACCTGCGGGCAAGCGTGACGCAGCTTGAGGAGTGCGCGGAGCGCGCGACGGAGTCGGGAAGCTGGCAAGCCGTGTCGGCGCTCAAGCTTCGGGCGCTCCAGACGCGCGCCGACCTGGACGCGGCCATCGAGAAGGCCAACCGCCCCGACGAGAGCATGAGCGACGAGCAGCTCCTCGGCATCATCGTGCAGGCCGTGGCGCAGCTCCCGCCTCAGCACCTAGAGCGCATCGAGGAAGCCGTCGCCATCCGGCGCGGCGGGTCGCCCCTGCGCCTGGTCAAGACGGGAACTGACGACGCATGACCCTATCGGCCCTCGCGCGTGCAGCGGACACCTTGCAGCGCAGGGCAGTCGCGGACCCCCTTGCCTATTTCAACCCGACGCCGCCCCAGCTGGCGTTCCTGTCGAGCAGCGCCTCGATCAAGCTGGCGCGGTCTGGGAACCAGCTCGGGAAGACGACGATGGGGCTGGTCGACTGCATCTACCGATGCCTTGGAAGTCACCCGTACACGCTGGTCCGCGCTGCCCCTATCGAGGCGTGGGTCGTCGTCGTCTCTTGGGAGCAGTCCCTGAGCATTCAGCAGAAGTTGTGGAACCTGCTCCCTAAGGACGCTATCGATCCAGAGACTACGTACACCCCAGGGCGGGGCCTGAAAGGCAAGACACCCGTGGTCCGCTTCCTCAATGGGAGCGTTCTGAGAATCCGCACGGTGAACCAGGGTGCCCTTGCGCTAGCGGGTTCGACTATCGACTACGTCATGATCGACGAACCGCCCCCGCAGGCCGTCTGGTCCGAGCTCGTGCCGCGCGTCATGCGTAACCGCGGGCGTATCGCGGTCACGCTCACGCCCATCGGTGCGCCGCTCGGCTGGCTTCGCGACCTGGTCGAGAAGCGCGTCGTGCAGGATCTCCACTTCCCGCTGACGGTGGAGAACACGACGCCCATCGGCGGGCGTCCCCTCCTGGCGCAGGAAGACATCGACCGACTAGAGGCGCAGATCCTCCCGATGGAACGGCGCCAGCGCATCCACGGGGATTGGGACGCGGGGTTCAGCGAGGGCCGCATCTTCTCGGGCTTCGACCCCATCGCGCACGTCTCGGACGTCCTACCGGAGGGCGAATGCCAGGTCGGGATCGGAATCGACCACGGGTCCGAGGGCGGGAGCCAGGTAGCGACCCTGTGCGTCGTGTCTCGCGCCGGCGGCGTCGAGGGGAACCCGCGCTTCTGGATCCTAGACCAGAGCATAAGCAACGGCGCGACAACACCTGAGCAGGACGCGCGAGACATCCTTGCGATGCTCAGGCGCAACAACATGCGTGTTGAGTCCGTCGACAGGTGGACGGGCGACCGTAAGCACGGCGGCAGGCGCTGGGGCGGGAAGAAGTCGAACGCCTTGCTCATGCAGGGATTCGAGCGCGAGCTCCGCTTGCCCATCGGCGCCCTCGGCTTCCGGGTGCACACGGCATGGAAACCCGCCGGCTCGATCTACGAGGGCGTCCGCATCCTGAACTCCGCGATGCTGCGACACGATCTCATCGTTCATCCGCGCTGCAAGCAGCTGATTGAGGACCTGAAGATGTGGGACGGCTCGGATGATGAGCATAAGCACGGGATTGACTCCCTGCGTTATGGTGCGATCGAGCTAGTCACGCGACGGCTATACGTCCCCCACGCAGTGAGGATCGGATGAACGTTCCCGTCATCTCTTCGGACGCCTACGAGGTCCGTCGTATCGAGCACACCCGCCTCCGTCGCCGCTTGCTTGAGGGGACGTGGGAGGAGGACCTCCACAACCGCCTTCAGATCCATCTGGGCACGGTGCGGAAGGCGGCGTGGGGCTACCCGGACATGTCCTCGAACATCTTCCGGCAGATCGCGCGCTCGCTTAGCGCCCTGTACGTGATGCCTCCGGACGTGACGCATCCGACGATCAACAACGCCGTGTTTCTCGCGGAGACGATCTCTCGGTCGGGTCTGTGGGCGACGATGAACCGCTTCCAGCAGCTGGTCGTCGGATGTCGTGAGTATTGGCAGCGGGTGCACGTGAGCGCCGACGGTCGCCTGACGTTCCGTCCTGTTGCGCCCGACATGACCATCGCGCGGTCGTTCGCAGACCGTCCCGACTACCCGGTGTCGGTGCATGAGCTGCGGGAGCGCCTGGACGAGAAGGGGGAGACTCGGTGGACGTGGGATGTCCTCGATATCTCCAACCCGGAGAACCCGATCTACGAAGTCCGCGCCTACATCGACGGCGGCAAGGTCGGGGAGGACCTGAGCGCGATCTACTTGGGCGGGAGCTACTCGGGTGCCGCCTACCCGTACCGTCGGAACGACGGGCGCCCGATTCTGCCCTATGTTCTGTACCATGCGGAGCGCATCGGAGACCGCTTGTGGGACGCGTGGGAAGGCGTCGAGGTGGTTGAGGGTAGCCTCAACATCGCCGTGACCTACTCGATGCTCTTCCACGCCATCAAGGACTCGTCCTGGCCCCAGCGCTACATCGTCGGCGCGGAGCCGCAGGGCGGGACCATCCAGGGCGACGTCGCCTCGGCACGGCGCGAGGTCGTGAGCGACCCCGCTACGGTGCTCATGCTGCGGGCGGTGGACGAACAGCAACCCGTCATAGGACAGTGGCAGGCCGGGGCCGACGTTACCGCCCTCGAGCAGACCATCGCGGCGTGCGCCAACCGCTTGGCTCAGGACGCGGGCGTCTCCCCCGCCGACATCCAGCGGATGGGCGGGACGGCGCGTAGCGGGTACGCCATCGCCCTGTCGAATGAGTCTAAGCGGGACGCGCAACGGTCCTACGCGCAGTCGTTCCGGGCCTCGGACGAGCAGCTCGTGATGACCGCGGCGATCTTGCTCAACCGCGTGACGAACACGAAGTACCCGGAAGGCGGGTACTCGGTACAGTACCGCTCCATTCCGTTGTCCGGCTCAGAGCTCGACGCACGCAGGAAGCACGCGCTGGAGCTCTTGGACGCAGGTTTGATGACCCGCGTCGAAGCTCTGCGCCTGTTTGACGACTCGCTCACCGAACAGGACGCCGCGGCGATGCTCGCCGAGATCGACGCGATGAACAAGGCGCGCGAGCTCGAGCACGAAGCTGCCGAAGAGGCCGACGTGGAGGAGGATGGCGACGCCCCGACCTCCGAGGAAGAGATGGCGCCCACGTCCGAGATGGACGCAGGAGAGGCGAGTGCCGATCGTCAGTGAGCGCCAGCGCCGCTACCTGGCGGCGACGCACCCGGACGTGTTGCGCCGCTTCCTCGAGGAGGGGGCCCGCGCAGGGTTCCGCGCGCCTCCCGCAGTCGCCCGCGAGGCGAAGCGGGGCCTAGAACTGCGCGAGAAGTTCAACCGTGGCGGCACGCCCATCGGGGCACGTCGCGCAACTCAGCTCGCCAACCGCTCCGTGGTCTCCGTCGAGACCATCCGGCGCATGGTGGCATTCTTCGATCGACATGAGGTCGACCTTGAGGCGCCAGCGGCGCGTCCTGGTCACCCCGGCTACCCATCCGCGGGTCGGATCGCCTGGCTATTGTGGGGCGGAGACTCAGGACGCGCTTTTGCACGGCGCATCTTGCGGGCCTACCAAGCAACCCGCAAGGAGTGACCATGCCCGACGAGACCGTGACCCCCGACGATGTCGGCACTTCGCGTGCCGAGGACCGCATCCGCGCTCTGTCTGCCGAACGCAAGCAGCTCCGCGAGAGCTACGCTGAACTTCAGAGCCGTTTCGACCAACAGGCAGAGCTCGTGAAGCAGGCCGACACCTACAAGGCGACCGCCGCCGAGTGGGAAGCCAAGTTCTCGCAGGCGCGCACGCAGTGGGACACGGAGCGCGAGCTCTTCTCCCGCGGCATCACCGACCAGGAGGGGATGGACTTCGTGCGTATGGCGTACGATCGCCTCCCCGCGGAGGGGCGTCCACCTCTCGGTGAGTGGCTCGCCGGCGATAAGCTCCCGAAGGCAGTGCGCGCGTACATGCCCGAGGGCGGAGCGCCTCCCGCGCCTTCCGCTCCCCCGGCGCCGCCTCCTCCCGCCGCCAACGCGGGCGCGACGAATGCCCCGAAGGGTGCCCCGTCGCAGTATTCGCCGGAGGCGATCTCGCGCATGAGCCCCGCCGAGTACAAGGCCGCACGCGCGGCGATCCTCGGGCTGGACCGCTAGCAGCTGGACGCGTGCGCGTAGCCTACAAATGCGGTAGGCTACGCGTACCCGTCGGGTCGAGCCCCGTATCAGCGACGCCGGGATGACGAGAAACCATCATCTCAGAGGTACGCCACAATGGCTCTCACCGAATACTCGACTCTCTCTGGCAACGCCCGCGTTGCCGCCGTCCTCGCTCAGGAGATCGTGCTGAAGCTCGCCGACCGCGCGAGCCTGCACAATCACTCGAGCCTGATCAACTTCGGCAACATGGCCGGGCGCGGCTCCGCGGCCCTCCAGGTGCCCATCGTCGGCCTCGACGGGTCGGACCTGTTGAGCTCCGCCGCCGACGGCGCGGTCGTGGCGAACACCACGCTCACCTCCACCGCGGCCACGCTGACCATCGGTCGCTTCGCGCTCCGCTACGACCTCACGGACCTCGGTGGCGCCATCACCGACTCCATCGGGCTGAACGCTCAGCGTCTCGCCGAGAGCATGGTCGGCAGCACGGTCATGGCCTTCCAGAACGCGCTCTGCGACGTGACAGACGGCTTCACGACGACGGCTGGCGTCTCGGGCGTCGACATGAGCGTGGACGACTTCTACTCCGCGCAGTTCGCCCTCACGCTCGCCAGCGTGCCGGGTCCCTACATCGCCATCCTTCACCCCCGCCAGCTCGCTGACTTCCAGAGCAGCCTCCGCGCGGAGTACGGCGCGACTCAGTACGTCATGGCCACGCAGGACATGCTGAACATCAAGGGCCAGGGCTTCGCTGGCATGTTCAACGGCGTCGACATCTTCGTCTCCTCGCGCGTCCCGACGGCAAACGCCGGGGCCGACCGTGCGGGCGCGATGTTCGGTCGCGGCGCCGTCGGCTACGTCGAGGGCTCCCCGTTCCCCATCGTCGGCGCTGCTGGCGTGGTGACCCCGGCGGGCACGCCTGTCGTCGTCGAGTTCGATCGCGTCGTCGGCGGTGGTACCACCTCGATCCTCGCGAGCTACTACCTGGGCATCGGCAAGCTCCAGGACTCGATGGGCGTGTCGATCATCACCGACGCGTGAGCGTCATCATCTAGCTAGGAGAGCACGTGGCCGTCACCTTCACCGACACAACCAACGCCGCCGGACCGACCTTCGCGGGTCGTCCCGCTACGCAGACGGCGGGAGGAGCTCCCAAGCTCAACCTCCCGACGAACGCGCAGTGGTGGTACATATGGCATCCGGCGCGCTGGCAGTGCATCGATGGAGAGTGGCTCCCCGTGCTCGCTCAGCTGCGGGCCACCCCTGGCGTGAACGCCGTCGACAAGGACGGCGACACGTCGGGGGCGGAGACCAAGCTCCGTCGGGAGCACTGGACCGTCATTCCGTGGGACGTAATCGAGGGCGGGTACGTCACCGAGTACGATGGGGTGCGGGGTCCGGTGCGCCTGTCGCGGTGGGAAACCCCGCGCATGGTGGCGGGGCAGGTGGTCATCACGCCCGACGAGGCGGGGTATCGCGAGTTCCTTCGCGGCCTCGTCTCGTCGGGCGTGGTCCGCGCCCCCGATCCCTACACGACCGATGCGATCAAGGAGCGGCAACGCTTCCGCGTCGCTGAGAACTCTAAGCGTGCCGCTAACGACCCCGAAGCCGCGCGCCGCCTCGAGGCCGACAAGGCCCTCCTCGCGCAGATGGACTCCGCTAAGGTGCCGACCGCGCAGTCGCGCAAGGGGCGCGCATGAGCGAGCGCAAGGATATCAGGGACGCCAAGGATCGGTTCGCCGAGACCCTCGTCCGTAACGGTATGCGTCCCGAGCTCGCCGAGAAGAAGGCGAAGGAAGTGGCGCAGAAGCACGACACCAAGAACAGCCGCTAGCCCTCGCTAGCATCGGAGCCCCCGATGGCAGTCAAGACCTCCCAGAACATGCGTAGCGGCGTCGCAGCCGTCGGCTACATCGTCAAGGCCCTCCCCGCCGACCTTCCGGCGAACGCGCCCACCGTGACCTCGGGTACGGGCGTGCCGGCGACGACCGAGCCTAACGGCTCGATCTTCCTCCGCACGGACGGCACGACTGCCGACCAGGCGATCTACGCTCGCATCTCGGGTGCCTGGGTCGCGATGAAGGGTGCCACCTAATGTCGAGCTCCGACACGGAATACGCGCCGCGGTTCTCCATTCCGGAGTTTATCGAGCGTGGTC